ATGTTGTCTGTTTCTTATGAGAAAAAAAGGATGTTATACTATACAGGTAAACGGTGCAACATTGATCAATGGGAAATTAAACAGCAAATATATAAACCAAAACAAAAACCAATTGACAAACAGTTAGTAAGTGATTTTAACAGCGATATTGATCGTATTAAAATCGCAATAAATGACCTATTTAAGGAATATGATGTAAAAAAAATAATTCCAGAGCCAGAGAAATTAAGGGCAGATCTGAAAAAAAAATTAGGGAAAAAAGAAAGACTCGTGCGAGGAGAATCTTTTTTCGAAAGATTTGATCAGTATACTGACGATGTAGATGTTTGTCCTAAAAGGAGAGTTAATATTAAGGTTCTAAAGGAAAAGGTTAGGAAATTCAATCCGAGCATAAATTTCAGCGGAATAGATAAACAATTTATTGAGGATTTTGAAAAAAGTATGCTGAAAAGCATGTCAAAAAATACGGCAATCACATATATGAAAATGTTTAAAGCATTTTTCAATTATGCAAATTCCCATTTTTGGACAACCACAAATCCATTTAGTGTCTATCGAATTGAAAAAGAAGTTTATGGTGATCCTGTTTATATAACAAGTGAAGAAAGAGATAAAATATTTGAAGCCAAGTTTAGTAACCAAAGCCTTTCTTACACACGGGACATTTTTATATTTCAATGCTATATTGGCTGCAGATTTGGCGACTTGGAGAAAATGACAAAATCAAATGTTGTGAATGGTAATATTGAATATATTGCTTCAAAAACGTTAAAGGAAAAATCAAAAATTGTAAGTATCCCATTAACAGAAAGAGCGTTGGAAATATTAGGACGCTATGATATGCCCGATGGAAAGCTACTGCCTTTTGTTTGCAAACATTTTTATAATTCAAATCTAAAAAAGATTTTTAGCGAGGCTGAAATTAATCGTATTGTAACAATTCCGAATCGAAGAACAAGAAAAAACATGCAAATAAAAATTTGTGATCTTGCATCTTCGCATATGGCAAGGCGAGTATTTATTGGATCTTTATTTAAAAAAGGGGCCAATCTTGCAACTATTGCCTCTATGTCAGGGCATTCACTAAACAGTCGGGCTTTTGGAAGATATTTCCAAATTGATAATGAAGATAAAAAAAAGGCTATCGATTTGATAAAATAAGTGTTTTACAACAGTTTTTAAATAAAAACACCACAATTGAAATAATTGCATTATTAATTAATTATCATCTAAATAATTAATATGCAATATATTAAAACATTTAAACATCCAAACATTAATAATAATCTTCTATATATCAAACATATAAATAATATTCATTAAATCTACATATTTTATTTTATTTATATTTGTAAATATATACAATTTAAAAAATAAAACCATGGCAACAAATTCAGTTAAAGAAAATGAAAACAAAAAACTTCACGGATTAAAGGAATTGGCAGATTTTCTCGAAATAAGTGAGCCGACTGCACGAAAGCTCAAAAACTCAGGCCGTATTCCATTTATTCAAATCGGCAGAAAACTATTCTTTAACAGCAATGAAGTTATTGAGTGTGTTACACGTCAAAGAACCAATTAGCCAGCAAGACAAAGTGCCTGAACCCTAAAGTTCAGGCACTTTGTCTTTATATAAATGAGAAACCCTGCCGTTGGCAGGGTTTCTTGGACTTACACTAAACGTACAAATACTTGTAACCGACAATTGAAACAAGCTAAATATCAATCCTTAATAACGAATCTACCTCCATTTACCGACTTATCCGGAATAAACCTTGTCAGCAATTTATAAAGGTTACCGATCAGCGACAAGGTTTTGTTGGTAGGAAGTTTCAGTACCAGAAACTCATACAGCAAAACGAATATGCCGGAACCCATTGTCCACAAATTTGAATCTATCCAATTCGGCGAAGATGGCAATGCCAATTCATCAGCCGCATTGCCGGACCCTGTCCAGCATAACATCAAGAAAACAAGCAAGAAAAGAATTTTGTTCATGGCTTAAATTTTTAAGTTCGATTTTTGAAAATCAAATATTGCACCTCTTGGTCAATTCCCAAAGGACAAATCGATGAAGGAAATTCATCAAACTATATTGCGTTGAAAATGTGGTGTATCAACAGGGTCTTTCCACCGACCGCCCCACTTGTTTTGTGAGTTAAGCAATTCCCAAAAGTCGCCCATCGCCTTTGTGTCCTCCAGCTTGTAAGTAAGCACCCCGTTTTTGAAAAAATTCAAATCAATTGCCATCCTGTCCTGGTGGATGCTGTGGTTCACTTTTGAGGCCCCGGTTTTAACGTAAAAATCCTGTTGGTATTGGCTCCGGTAAAGTTCACCGGCTGTTACTACCAGGCCAAATGTTTCAGCCGCTTCAATCAGTTTGGCTACGTCTTTCAAAAACGCGGCCTGTTGCTCTACCATTGTCATATTATTGATTGTTAATGGTTACTGTTTTTCCTTATTGATATGCTCGTCAATTTTTAATTCAATCCTGTCAAGGGTCAGTTCCATACGTGAGATGATGTACAAATCGGCTTTTTTCTCCTTCAATTCCTTGATATCCGCTTTGTTGACTTCTGCCTGTAAGAGTAATTTGGATTGTACCTGAGCTTGGGTTGAAATAACAGTCGCTATCGCAACCATTATCGGGACGAGTAATACAATTAGCCAAACCGGAATTTCCACGTTCCCCGAAGCGCCCTTTATGATTTTATCGACCATCGCAATATTTCTTTAGGTTAATAACGTCAAATATAATTTTGCCATTATTCACCCTAAAGGACATATTTTACACCGCCACAACCGTCACGGTATTGTTATTCTGCAAGTTCTGAATATCTCCATCCGGCACTCCGTTATTGCATGTCATTAATGCAGAGGGGACTGTAAGCGTGATCGAATTTCCGGTAATTTGGGCAAATACATTATCGAAACCGACCGTTGCTCCCAGGTGAATACACGAAGGGATATAACAGATTTGCATTGCATTACACCGTAAAAATCCGTAAAGTAAAATATCCGTTACATTTGGCAAATTGAATATGGTGGTTTCGCAGTCCTGAAAACAAGATACCGCAACATTGCGTAGGCTTGGAAATGAAAATTCATAACAAATACAATTTTGAAAGCTCACTATATTTGTATTTTCCAATAAAGGAAAATCAAAAACTTGCACCATTCCGCAGTAACCAAAAGAGGCTACACCAGTTAGGGTTTTTAATCCGCTCATCGCAAATAAATTTGCATGATCACAATGGAAGAATGCACTTTCTCCAACTTCAATAATGCAACCATCATAGTCGGTTAATGCTATTAAATTTAGGTTGAATGCAAACGTATTTGGTTGAATGACAATATCCGATCCTCCCCTAAGAGTAACAACATTCCCATACACCGATACTGAGGTGAATGGGTTCCCGTGGTATGGCAACCGGAAAAAATCATTCCAGTTCATAAGGTTAGCGGCATCCGTAACAGGAACATTGGCAATATCATCCCAAATCAGTTCCAAAAACCCGCCTGTTGCCTGTGCCGGTATATATAGCAGTTTCATAACCTTTTAAAGTTTAGTTGTCCAATCAGTTCCGTTGCCTCCGATAAAGCTCCGAGCGCAAGCGTAACCTGATCCCCGGCATACACCGTATTTCCAGAAGTTGCCGTAAACTCCACGATATTTGTATTCGCCTCTATCCAGTCAAACCCCGAAACTGTGTGACCTATGCTATTGTGAATAATGAAAATTGCAAGCCCGCATGTCCCTGTGTTTGTATTTATTACCAGCGACTCTAACAGGTAATCAACCCTCGCTTTAAGGTTCAAGGTGTAACCACCTTCCCCTCGCGTAGCAATATCCGCAAACGTAAAGTCCAGCCACTCAGGTACAGCAATCTCCACCACCTCTGTAACTTTGCCATCCTGGTTCACGGTTATCTGGAGTTGTTTTGCTTGCGAACCAAACGTGCCCGTTGTCTGTACGCCCCCTTCGGGCGGCACTGCCATACTATGCTGATACTGTATATTATCAAACCAAAGGGTTATATTATTGGGCCAGCTCCCCACCATCGTAAATTTAAACCCGTCAACTCCGGGATTTGCGGGCGCAAAATAATACATAGGCAAGGTCACACGTTGCCACGTTTCGTTGCCGGGTTGGTAGCCAAATAAATGACTTGCCGGGGTTATTACCACCCTACCCGTTTGCACAACGCCCCTGAACGACTCAATCATCAGCATCGAATTTTGAAGCCAGTCGCCCGAACTCTTGAGCCAAAAGGTGAGTATCCCATCCTTTGTAGCAAGCACTTCGGGGCCTTGAAAAATAAACGCTGTCTGTTCCGGGGGGAATTCAGTAACCGGTCGGGTCGATGGTAGCGTTGATTCATCAAACGCCCTGATTGGCCGTACACTGGCCGTATTATTTTTAAGGTAATTATGCCCGATACCATCATTAAAACTAACCAGCCATGCTTTGTTCCAGGCTGTTTCACTGCTCGACCAGTATGTGCTATTCACAAAATAACCAATATTATACCGGTAAGTCCACATCGCCTGTAACTCAGCCAGCGATGGCATAAACCAGTCGTCGAACCCGCCCGAATTAAAATTGTGACAAAAACTCACCGCCCAATCAAAAGCGGCGGCACTGGCAAGCATCGCGGCTGTGTTTGCCTGGCCCGTTCCGATGGCCGTGCCCGTTCCTCCTGTGCCGTAAACCGAATGACCTGTAAGCGATTCAAAATAGGTCGCTGTAACTGCATCAGTATCGGCGGCAATTAAGCCCCGTTTGCCCGTCGCATCCAGCCAAAATATTGTCCCGCCCCCAAATTTCTCCCCGATGTAATGGGTCGAATAACTGGTTGCCTGGTCAGGAACAAAAATACCCACACTTATACATTTCGAACCGGTTTGAGGCGATACGATATTATCAAGTTGGATGAAGGAAGCCTGATCTGAACCGACCCAATCAACCCACCAATCTCCCGCCCACTCTACAAGTTCATCATAAATGATTGTTACTTCCAGGTCTGAGGGTGTTACCGCCCCTGCCCCGATCAGCACCGTCATTATCGCAAATTGTGTCGGCCCCAATACAGGCGTGGCCGGATTTTCAGCCGGGGTACCCGTGGCTATCTGGAGGTTCGAATTGGTGTCAACATAGAAAACGTCCATCCTGGGTAAATCAGGGTCGGCAGCCGCACATGTCAGTTCCCTTGCCAGGGCCGTGTATTGTACTCCTAAAATCTTATATACCAAATCGGTCGAACTAAAAGTCAGGCCACTTTTCCACGGGATCGCCCCGCTTATCAGCCGGGTACCCGAATCGGTATTATTGACATTAAGGATGTTGTTAATGTAGTTCTGAATATCTGTCCAGGTCGAATTATTGATAATCGTGGTGCCTCCAACCGCAGTCAGTTTGCCATCCACGTAGGTAATCGTCGTCCCGTCCACCAGCGAGGGCAATAAACCGCCCCACAATTGGGCCACCGATAATTGTTGCCAAAGGTCAGAATAAGGGTTTTGAACCGCAATAAGAAGGTTGTCAGTATATTGAGCTACTGTCAACCCCGACAATAGCTCAGTCAAAAAAAAAGTATCCAACCCCTCCGGCGCTGGCAAATCGGCATTTACACGGTTAAGGTTAAGCAGTTGCAAGTCCTCGCCAAGCCGGTACGTAAACTCGTAATCCACCTCGTCCTGTTGCGTGGTATCCACAATTTTCGAACCCGTCACCGCAATCCGTTTCACCGCCCCGTCAAAGCGGATCATGTACTTTTTGCGCGAATAGAAAAAGTCGGCAATCCATTCAGCTTCTAACCGCTCCAGATAGCCCGTACTCTGCCGGTACTCGCGGGGCTTTTCAACATCGTATTCGTTAATGGTATCCCCCTCGAAAAGAGCCGTTTTATGTACCAGTTTATAATCCTGTTCACACGCCCCTGTAAACGACACCGAATCAATACCACCCAGCGTATTTGTCCAGATATACACATGCTCATCATCCCCTTTGTTCCGAAGCCGGTAACGATAGACCGGGGTTACTCTTTCTCCATCAACTTTATACCACACATCCCATGCTACGGGGTTAGCACGCCCACCATCATCAACCAACGCCCTGTTTATTGCTTCCCAATTTACGTTTATACTATATACAAATCCAGCGGTTAAGCTTACATAAGTGAAGTATCCAGAGGAACCATCAGCATAATAGTAATGAAACTCAATCTGCCCCTCACTCATAGGGCAGATTCCCAGCCACTCCGGTTGTGTCTGTAACGTTTCCTTATCCTGAGGTTGCCAGGTCAGAAAATGTGCCCCCAACCATACGTCAGCCGTTACATCAAGTTCATTCACCCCGCCCTTGAGAACATAGAATTGATAAGACTCGCCATCGATGGTCGCATTAAACATGCTTAAACCATTGTCTTGCACAAAGTTTGAAACCTGTGCATCGGGTGGAATCACCACATCAAGCAACCGGTCAACAATAGCCGACACGTTTACCGTTACAAGGCCATCGGCATTGGGCATGTATTTCTCATTCAGAATTACAGTAGCGCCCTGTTGTAAAACGAATGTAACCTCAAGAACCGAAGATATTTCAAAGTTTTTCAGGTTGCCCGAAAATGAAAGCGTATCAGGAGAAGCAAGTATCGTACTCATGGTATTTTGGTTTAATTAAGTTACTAATATCCATTGTGTTCCGGTATAAACCTTGAGCGGTTTGGTGGCCCATGTCGAACCGGTATAATATTTCAGGGGCTTATCTGCAAATACGCTTCCAGTGTAATATTTAATCAGGTAGTCAGTCACCGGGTCTGCAATACTCCCGCCATCTACAAATGTCCATCCGTGAACAGATATAAGGTGGTCTTTTGAAGCCTGTGCCGAGGCGTAATACTGGTTATAATTCGCGCCGAAAGGGACACCCGTCTGGACATTCTGCAACGCCCACGCTTTTAATAGTTTGGTGTAATTATCAACAGAAAACGAAGAGGCATAATCAAGGAAATATTGAAGATCAGTAACCATGCTTATATCCCACGAACTGAGGTCGCAATTTACCTTTGTCTGGTCAAGCATTGTCCTCATTAAAGTAGCGGCACTTGTTACGTTCCATACGCTGATATCCCGGTCAAATATCAGGCACATTTCAAGCATATGCGAAAAATCGGTGACGTGACTTACATCCCAACCCGTTATATCAGAATTGAATACAGGACAATCCCTGAACGTCTGATACATATTGGTTACACTACTGGTATCACACCGGCTTAGATCACCATTAAACGCCCAACAATGATAAAAAGAGCTTTCCAATGCAATTACACCTGTAAGGTCAAGAATGTCAGTAGCGGAGCAAGCCATATTATTGCAACCGTAAAAGTGATACCCAATCGTGTCGCCTATTTTCAGGCAACCCCACTGTGCTATATGGATGATCTTTAATTTGTCACCGCCACCGGCAAAAAAGATACCTTTGAATATGCCAATGACCTTCACTGTATAAGTTCCGGCAACGCTGTACGTATGAGTTATTTCCGCTTGATTGTAGGTTGTGATGTGGGAGTTTGAACCATCTCCCCAATAAGCATAGAAATCGTAAGCATAGGTTGAATTTAACGGTAAAAGAATCTGTGTCGATGTACTCGTTCCCGCATTATCCGTTTTCCACGAACTGATAAAAGCCACGGGAATTACGAAACTGTATGTTGAACTCCACGCCCCGAAGGTGTTTGTTCCTGACGGATCTTTTGCTCTTACTCTCCAATAATAGGTGTTACCCTCTGCAAGATTGGTTTGAGGCGTATAGTTGATTGGTGTCCCAGATGCAAACGGGTGTCCGGCAGTAAATCCTGCATCCGTAACGGAAAGTGCATCTATCGTAGTGAAGCCGTGTCCTACATAAAAGCAGATTTCAATGTTGGTACTATAATTCCAACCCGTACTGGCGGGCATATAGTAACAGGCGTTTCCAGAATGTGTCTTGTTTACTGTGTCTCCGCCAAGTGCAATATAATTCGTATTGCTTCCTGTTTCCGTGAAATCTAAAACACAAACGTACTTTGTTCCGTTAGTGGTAGTATATGCAGCAGGAAAGCTGAACTCGATCAGCTGGTATGACGTTGTCAGCTCACTTGATGCTATGGGACTGGAGGTTGCAAGCAGGGTGGAAGGAATACCCGTACTTCCCCACGTGCCAGAATGAGCATATATTTTCGCCCTCATAAAGGATGTTGGACTGCCTACTTTTTTCAGGTAAAACTGGCAGACATCAATAACCTCACCATTTCCGGTAAACGTCTGACCGCCCGCGCTTTTTTCTGTTGAATCGTTTGGTGAACCGAGTGGAGCAAAATCGTTTTGGTTTGATTCGCTGTATGAATCCATCCAGGTTTTTGTGCCATCAAAGGTATTGACGGTATCAATTTGTACCTCATACTCTAACGTATCACTCTGCGCGTCTGTGCCTGTAAAATTCAGGACGGTAGTAATATTTCCTGTTACGGAAGCATCGGAGGGACTGTTCAGCGTAACCGTTGGCGAAGTCTGAACCAGCGGTTTGAGTGCGACCATCATCGCGTGTTTCACAGTACACGAAGCCCCTGCGGCCGCGTCTTTTGTTCCTGATGCTGCTGTGGTTGTGTAAGCCAAATCTGCGAGCCTGATTGCACAATTCGTATTGGCCTGGGTCTGCCGGGCATTCATCCCGGTAGGCGTTCCCAGTGATATTGTGCCAGCCAGGTAATACCAGCCACCATACACGAACATTCCGTTTGCTACGGTTGGTGTGCAGGAAGCTGCCCGAACGATTGTGCCGGAAGTTGTGTAAGCGGTGTTAGAAAGTACATCACGAGGGTCACCCGAAGCGACGCAACCCCTGTAAACACCGATGGCACCCTGCATCTGCGTGGCGCTCGCCGAAGAAAAAGTGTAATTACCTGATTCGGATGATGCCCGTTTCCAGAACATCGAACACTTGTAACGCGTTGAAGTGATTTGTTCAGCCCATTGGGTCCAACCCGTTCCTGTGATGGAAGTTGCGGTTGCGCTGGTTGACCTGAACACCGAAACAAACGCCACAAGTATATCCCCATCCTGAATACCAGTTGGTGCTGTAATCACAACGGTTGCTGCCGTGGATTTATTGCTTGAGGAACTTACGAATGAAACAGCCATGTTTAATTGGTATCTATCCACAGATCACCCGCAACGGGTGATGTGGGCGTTGCCGTCTGAATATACACTCTGCGGTACAGGCTCCCTGCGATACCTGCTGGTGTAACAAACTTTGAGATTTCCGAACCAGTGTTAGTTTCAGCGGCGGACGCCTGAAGAATCACTTCATCAAACGTCCCGCCGCTGTTTGTCTTAAAGCCTTTGATATCCCCGGTTGCCATCGGTTACCAGTTGGTTGATTTTGGAACCCGTGACCACGTGTTTGTGGCGTCGCAGACATACAGGTAACTGGCATCTTTCGCCATCCACCCGGCTGTTCCTGCTGCTGTTTTGGAGGCCGGAACCGATTGCCACAGGATCGCCATTGCTTCGGCAACGGTCATCCCCACCACGTTACCTGCTGCCTTACGCCCCACAAAAGAGGATAAACCAATGGCCAGGGGTGCATAAGTTGAAGCTGCCGAACCCAGTAACAATTCATTGCCAGTGGCTGTAAAGGCCGATTTCGGGATCGCATTATCTGCTGTAGTTCCCTGGGCGGCCGTGGCGAAAGTACTGGTAGCCACATAAGCAGCGGTTCCAAGCGCCCCTGTACCCGCTTTTAGTATTTTCCCCGTTGAGCCGGAAAAAAGGGCCACATAGTTGTCTGTCGAAGAGGCAGGTCCGGTAACCGCACCATCAATATTGGTTTGTATCACCACCCAGTCACCGTCAAGATTACCGGTACCAGCCCGGTCAAGCGTTGCAATGCACAGGTCACCGATTTCACAAACCTTCCCCTTGATGGTGCCCGCTTCTATCGCCTTAAATGCCCACCCCGCTTCATAAGTGGCCAGCGTGTTAAAATTGGCAACCGTATAAGTTCCACCCGTTCCGACCGTGCCCTTAAACTGCATCGCGTCATTGGCGGCCAGTAAACCATCCACATAGGTCTTATGGCAGAGCTCATAAGGACCCGAAGGGCTGGCAGATGCTACCGTCACCTTGTTGAAAGTAGCGTCTTTCGCCTGCATATCGGCATAAGCAGCCCCGCCTGAAACCTTTACCCCAAATTTGGCCGCCGTTTCTGCCGTCAGCTCAATATCAAAACCATCCGTATCAATGCCGAAAACAGTGTTGGTGGTGCCGGTGTCTGTGCCTTGGGTATGACCGCCTGAGATGGCCACCCATTTTAAACCGGTTGTTTCGGCATCATCCCTTACCAGCTGATAGCCGTTGGTACCGGCTGCCAGAACGGTGGGTACCCCGCCAGCGGCGGCAGAGAGCAGGCCCCCCTTTGCAATGTTCACGAGCCTTTCGGTAAACTCAGTCAGGGTGGCGTGTGTATTTTGCGTCAAGATCAGATCATACTGTGCCATTGTATTGAAAGATTAATCGTTATAAAATAGTTTGAATGCGATCTTTACATTTTCCCCTGTTTTTATCGCGAGGGTGATCACATTGGAAATGTCCTCCGGTGTCAGGATCACCCCGCAAAACAATCCCTGCTCACTGCACAGGTTTTTGATCGTTGTCTCGGTATCCTCGAGTGTTTTGATCTCTTCCGCTTCGGCGATCTGCCGGATGTCATTAATTTCCTGGAGTCTGGAATACGCTTTTTCGTATTCCTCTTTGGCTGATTTGCTTTTTCGTGTCATTGTATCTTTGATTAAGTATGAAACAACAGGATTTTCTTCCAGATGGCCGATGCGGCATCCCCGCTTTGAACGCATACATACATATAATCATCTGTAATAGAGAACGAAGGGCAAACGCCCGCATCAGTGCCCGTTTTCTTTTCACCAAATAAAACCGGGATGCTGCCACCACCACCACTTCCTTGCGTAACCGTGATGTTAATCACCTTTTGCCCTGGTGGATTCACCACAATTTCAACTGCTTGCACCGTTTGGGCAACCGTAATATTTACGATTTGCTCACTCATGGTTTTTTTCGGGTGATTGTTGGATGAATCGTCCATTTGCCCCCGATGTAGGTTTCGCGGCGGCCTCCTGCAAAAACCACGAGGATATCGTAGTAATAAGTATCCGGTACAACCTCAATCACCTGGGGGACCAGCTCGAAGGTATAATTGCCCGTGATCACGAATTTTCCGTTCTCCGTGGAAAATTCAGCCACCACGTTCTCCCCTGGTTTTTTGCGGAGCTGCATGTAGATTTTTGCCTCATTGAGCGAAAAAACAGGTTCTTCGGGCAGCGAGAACAGGACCGCCTCATACGTATTCCCATACTTTGCCTCAAAAAAATCGTAGTTCTGGATCGGATCTGTCATTACAGGTTCTCTTTTCCCGAAAGATATTTTCACGCCGCTGTTTTCTAAAGGACAAAAAATCAAACGTTTTTTTGTGCCAGCAATACCACATCCACTTCCACCATATCCCCTTCGGCATAATGAATCACGAGCTCCGAGATCAAAACCCTTCGCCCGGCAAGTGTGTAAACTTTCGAGGTATCCAGCTTTTCAAGGTCAGCCTGGTGAATCAGGAACTTTCCGGTTATTTTATCAGCCCCCTCAAGAAAAGCAATCGTTTCAGGGCCACGTAATCCACCGTCACCGTACCACCGCAATTCAAGTGTCTGGTCACTAAACGGCGTCCCGTCGTTTTTTCGGTTTAAAAAATTGGCCTTCGGGTAATACCTGTTATTAAAAGCAAATCCCGTTGTAATCTCATAAGGTTCTATATAAGCCGCATCCAGCCCCCGGTAAATCATTGGGCGCAAATCCTGGCTCCATAAGTGCCGTGCCTTTGCGGTCGTCGGGACTATCATTTCAAAATTTAAAACTTTTCTTATAGGGTTTACATACTGCTGGGTAAGTGTCACCTCTTCATTTTGAACCTTTGTAATATTCATCATCGGGTAAATCTTTGTCTCGCGGCTGATCTCCCCTTTGGTGTCTCTGACACCGAGCGCAACATTGCCAATCAGTTCCCAGCTCAAAATATCATTATCGTCATACGATGCCCTATAAAAATTACCCTCGTTGAGTACCAGGTTCACGGCCCCCGTAGTTGTATTTAAAGGCAAATCGCGCTTTGTATAAATTTCGAAATTATAAGCCTCGTCCATATACTCATAATCGCTGTCCGTGCTTTTATCTTCGGCCGGCAGCGTATATTTCAGGTCATAGCCCGTTTGCTTTTCATTAAACGAAATCGTGTAATCGCGCTCCAGGTAAGGGGCCAGTTCACCAGCCGGTACAGAGGTTACTACATCATCGTCCCCCAATATCCGCACTGTTTTGGAACGGGGGTCAATAAATATCGTAACCGGGAAAAAGTCTTCCACCTCGTTGATAAAATAGAGAATCGTCCAGTCAGGGTACAGGTAGCGGATATCAAATGAGGAATTTATACCGTAATTTACGTCATTGAATATGCAGATTTTTCGCCTTACAGGGTCTATGTCAAACCAGTTTTCAGTAACGGTATAGCCCTTTAACTGAAACAACCGGTTAAGGGCCGCACCCATCCGTAAAAATGCAGTTTTGTCCCCCGCATGTCCCGGATAAATGACATTGTTGTTGCTTGTAAACCCGTTTGCATCAAAGCTCCAGCGGTTAATCCAACTGTCTGCAAGACTGTTGTAAACAGGAAAACAGATATAATCCAGTGCCCCGCTTAGCGTGTTCAACATTTGGCTAAGTATTTGTGCCTCGGTAGGTTCAAATGGTGGTGAATAACCGGGCACAAAATCTTCCCATCCAAATACAAGTTCGCGCAATTTCTCCTTGCCATACCAGAACAGGAAGTCGTTTCGGCTCCCTTTTAGTAACAGGTTATAGCTCTCGTAACTAGCCGATATAATTTCAATCGACCCGCGTAATTTCTCACGCCCGTTTAGTAACAGCCTGGCTTCAATTGGTATTATTTCACCCCTTGTTGCCGGTCGCCACTTATAGCCAAATATCTTTTCATTCGGAATCCTGGGCACCGTCAGATCGATGCTGAATTCTTCGGCGCGGTTAAAGAGCGGGGTATTGCGTGAGATATCGATCACTGTATCAAGCGACAATGTCACCTTACCAAGGGGAGTGATGATTTCTTTCATAGGTTCAAAGATTTGGCAAGGTTGGAAATTGTCTTCAGCGCTTCACTCACAGAACCCTCCCCTCCATAACCCGCCACTTTGGCCGTGATCGGGCGTTTAAGCCGTTCATTGAGCAGCTGGATGGCTGCCAGTAATTCGGGATCACGAAAAGCAGCGACTGGTACCGGAGGTACCGGAACTGTTTTTACAGGCAGCGCAGCCCCTATATAACCGCCTGTAAAAAACTGTTTTGAACCGGAAGCCGCAATGAAAGAAGGGTTTAAATCAAGGGTTGCAAGCGTATTGTTCTTCCGTGCGTGTTCAAACAGCCGGATAAAAGGCTGAAGCCGTGGATTTTTCACACCTTCCTGCGGGATGATGTATTCGTCCTTGTGGACCACGCCGGCCGGTTCATATTTACCGCCCGGACCTGTATAACCCCCCACTGAATAACCAGGTTCTTTGGAAGCCGAACCGCCGGAAGGGGTATTAAACGAACCAATCGCCTGGGCAATAACACCTGCAATACTGACCGCAGCATTTGCCGTATTGATGGCCACCCATGGCATACCAGCGGTTATAGGAGAAAACGCCACTGCTTTCGCGTTGGCAACAGCGGTATTAAAAACAATCTGGCCGATCGCAGAAGCCTGCTGCAACAGGAAGAAAGCCTTTCCGAGCGCCGATTCCTGGCCAATTAAATCAGACAATACACCAAAACCATCAGTTGCAGCCCCCAGGATCGCATCACCGATTTGCTGTCTTTTATCCAGCTCTTCGGTTTTGATCGATACGATCGTATCCGAAAGCTTTCGTTCTGCCTGTGCCATCATCGCGGCATTGCCGTTCGCGGCCGAGAATTCTTCGGCATAGGACGCCTGTGCCAGCTCCTTTTGGGCCGCCCATTTTTCTTCATCCGTCTGTGAACTTGCCAGGTTATAAACAGCCTGGTCCATCTGGGCGTTCACCTGTCCGGCATAGGTCAGGTCACCGATCGTTTTTTGATGCAGTTTTTCCTTTTCAACGATTTCTGCATTTTTATCGGCGTTGAACTTTTTCTCCTGTTCATTGAGATCCGATTTCTGGAGCAACTGTTTCTTCAAACCCGCGAGTTCCTCTTTCCACCTTTGTTCCTCGATGGCCTTTTGCTTTTCAATCCCCTCCTTCAGGTTGTCAATCCGCGCATCGGCCAATGCCTTTTCTGCATTTAAAAGTAACTCCTTGATTTTCTGGTCCGCCTTTACCTCGTTCCCTGATAAGGTGGCCTTCGCCTCTTCATACTCCTTGCTGCCAGTCTCATAAATCGTCATTTTCTCACGCAGGAAAGCCGATTCCTGCGCCAGTAACTGCGCTTCAAACTCATCTTCAGAACTCCCCGTTGCCAGGTGGTTCCGGTTGATCAGATCGATCTGACGTTCATTGGCGGCCTGAAGCTTTTCCAGCTTCTCCTTCTGGATTTTATCCGCTTTTTTCTCCTCCCGGTCCATGTATTCAGAACTTGTTTTGCCCAGGTTATTCAGCATGTCGATCTCCTTCTGGATCGCCTCGCAACGTTGGTTACGGGCTGTAATCTCCGCTTTGGTGGTACCGGGCATCCGTTTGGCCTCCTCCAGTTCCTGTTCTTTTAAGGTGATCAACTCCCGGGTTTGTTCACCCTCACCACCGGCAGGTCCTTTATTCCCGATTGCTAAAGGAGGAACCGTATCTTCCGAACCATCATCAGCAATCGCTGTCTGGATGCTTGCAGTCAGCGAAGCATTGGCAGCGAGCAATTGCTGACGGTTTTTGCCTTCTATCTTTGCCCCTGTATTTCGGAAGCCAAAAGGATCCCTCAAAAACGTAACCGCCTTACCGGCCATTGTCTGTTCACCGCCAACACCTGCTTCAAGATCAATCCTTTGGGATTCAAGTTCCTTTAATTTCTCAAAATAAGCAAGCGCACGTGCTTTCTTTTCAAGGCTTTTGATGTACAATTCAATCGCATCCGACGCTGATTTAGTCTTAATCCCTTCAAGGGTAATATTGCCTAAAAATTCAGGGGAAAGCTGATTGATCTTACTCATTGCCTGCTGGCGCACTACTTTGGTGAGCGCCTCATTGCGGGCGGTCAGGAGCAACTGATCCAGGGCTACCTTTTCGCTGACCACATTTTTGGAGGCGGTCAGGCTTAGTTCGTTCATTGTATTTTGCAGAACCCGGGCATCCGATAACCTGTGCGTATAGGCATTAATCGCCAGTCCCGCAGCGACAAGCGACGAAACAAGCAGTGCAAAAGGATTGATCTTCACGATCGAATTGAACACCCTCATCGCGGCCGACGCTCTGGTGATATTGCCTGTTAACAATGCCTGGGCTGCTGACAAAAGCATCATGGAGGCCCTTTCCGTATTTTGCCAGAACACCTTTAATTTTGCGACCGTGATCGCAATCAGGTTATCTGCATTATTGCGCTCTGTCCATAATGCCTGAAGTTTGGCAGCCGTCACATAACTGAAAATGGTAATTGTAACCGATACCAGGATGCGGCCATACTTTTCAAGGAAGTTGATTGTATTGAGAATTCCTTTCAAAAAAGCACCAAAATAGCCCGTTACAACGTGCATGGCAGGTGCTAATTTGGCACCCAGTGCATTGGCCAGGTTGTTGATCCGGTTACCGGCCTGTGCTAATTTGGCGTTGTTATTGGAGGTGTTGATGATCGCCTGTTCGACAGCCACATTGGTTCCGGTAACTGCTTTTTCATATTTCTTTAATTCTTCCACGTTGTTTATCAGGATGGCGGCGACCGTAATGTTCTCGCTCCCGAACATACGGTACATTTCTGTTGCTGTAAGGTTCTTTTTGGCAAGGTTTTCCAGGGCAGCCGCCATCCCGACAATCTTCGGATTGGTCTCATCTGCCCCCTGCTGCAACGCAAGCAACGTCCCCTTTAGACCACGGCCGGCAATCTGGGGCTCCCGGATCCGGGGTGCCAGCGTTTCAAGGGTTGCTGTCAATGTTTCAATCGACAGGTTGGCCATGGAAGCCACCGTACCCGCCTTTTCAAAACCCGTGGTCAGATAAGGAATTTCTCCGGCACCCTCTTTGGAACCGGCACCCAATGCATTGATAATCCGGCGGCCCTGGTCCGCAGAAACATTGTACTGGTTCAGTACCATCGTTAATGCTTCAATTGCCGGCTGAAGCTCGGTCTTGGCGGCATTGCTTAAAATGATGGCTTCTTCTGTTACAGCGCTCAGCGCATTCTTATTCTTCAGCAATTCGGGCCTTGCTGAACCCACCTTTGTAAAGGCATCCACAATTTCCTGCGCACTTTGTTTCACCACCACCCCGCCTGCCAGCATCGAGACACTCAATTCTTTGGCCCTTTCAGACAGCCATTGAAGGCTTTTACCAGTTAGCCCCGTCAACGCAGAAAGGTTGTCCACCCGTTCCTCGTAATCGTTAAAGACCTTTACAAGCGATTTAAACCCCAGCACAAGACCGACAATCGCGACTGTTGCAGCCTGGATCATCGAATAATACCGATTGAATTCATCCCCGATCCTTGCCATGCTCCATGACCGGGAAATACCCGAGATTTGCCGATTATGCTCGGCAATCATGCCCCGAAGCTGCCGGATGCCCTGGGCATGCCGGATGTATTCATCACTGCCAATGGTCATCCGGGCCTGTTCATTGACAAGCCTGGCCATTTCGGCACGGATGGATTTCAGGTCATTGCTAACCTGCTTCCCATTGATATAAAGATTGATCTGCCGATTGTAACTTGTAGCCATAAACGTGTTTTCCGGCTAAGCTATAAGCGTGCTATACTAAAGGAAAGGACAGATTTTTGGCCATTTCGGCAGAGAGGCAATCATTAAATAAACTGGTTGAATATTAAAGAGAAAGGAAAATATCATTACATTTGCCCGCCCAATTTTAGGAGGGTAATATCAGACCTTCGAAATCTTATATATTAATTGCAGAATGTCGCTGTATAATACGGAAAATAAACCCCAAAAGAAGTTTGAACCATTGGCAGACCTGGAACAAGGAATTGAGATTCTTGAGCCATTTTTAAAGCACTATGATTTTGATTTCAAGGGCTTCGAAGACTTTCGAGGTGAAGGAAGGCATTTTACACTTGCCAAATTCAAAAACGAACGCAAAGAATTTATTCTAGGGTATCACTTTTCGGTAGCGCAAATTGTTTATCAATTTGACAATTTAAGCGTTGGTCACGACTTTTATCTTGCCAGCCTTGGCCATGGTGATCAGATGAAGTTTAAAGGAACCCAAGCAGAAGATAAACTTTTAGTATTTAGACATATCCTTTACGATTTTAATTATTTGGTTAAAGATTTTTTTAAAGGAGAATGCATCCGTCTGCAGGCATATTCAAAACTGCAGGATAATATCATAAAAGAGTATGATCATAAAGCCAGGAAAAGGGATAACCGCCAGTTTGATGAATTGAGAATTCTGGAAGCCCGGTCGGAATTCACCAGTAAAAACTACAAAAAGACCATCGAAATCTACTCGTCAATAGACTTCAAGGATGTAATGAATGACCTTGACGGGAAGATCATTGAATTTTGTAAAAAACACTTTTGAAAGCTGGAAAGCAGCTATTTGCATTTGCCTCAAAATTGAGCCTTTATTTAGTAAAAATAAGCCGCGTTTACCTAATCAACAACTACATACTTATAATTAATCTAATAAATCAGGAAACTCAAAAGACAAGTTAAATCGTTTTAACGCAAAAAAAAAATTTCAAAAAGAATGAAACTTTTTTGATATCTTTGCGATTAAACATTTGGTTAGGTGTTTGAAATTAGATTTAAAATTTGCAAAAGGATGGAGCCGCCGGGTTCCATCCTTTTCGTTAAACGGAAGTTATGAATTAAATGAATTCTGGAAAAATTCAAAAATTCGCGATTATTCAGAAAATATCTTCAAAATAATGAAACTATTTTGAAGATATTTCGAATAATTAATTTGGTTAAAGATTAATAAATTTGTTTGATTTTAGTAAAAGGATGGAACCGGAATTTTCCATCCTTTTCTTCGTTATAAGGGCTAACACCTGAATCTGCCACTAAGCTACCTGATCGTCATTCGGGTTGCATTCAACACCGCATTTGCCCCAATATCAGCCAGCTTATCAGCCAATTCAGGAAGAGATTGATCCAGGATCGGATTAAACCATTCCACGGCAACCCGAGGCCGCGGATCGGGTATTGGTTTTTTTGCGGTTCTTATCACTGTTCCACCCTGCATTTTATATCCGTTTCCCACCCCTTTATGAACAAAAACACCGTGACGCTCAAACTGAATTGAGACCCTGTCAATGACCCCATAATTTTGTTTCGTTTTGGAATTTAAGCTGGTCCTAAGCATACGCTCAGAACGCCCGGGGCGTTGAACCGTTGAATTCTTCCCGTTATTGAACTGCTGAAGGCTTTGCCGGAGACGTCGCTGAACCATCGAAGACCATTTGGAAACGGCTTCATTCTGTTCCTGAACCTCCGTATTGGTTAAGGACGTAGCGGTAATGCGGGGTGGTGTTAAAGGAGGGATAGCCATTTAATTTTTCATTTACAAAATCAGACCGGAACATCAACGCATAAATTCCATCTGGAAGGTTCTACCGTTGTTGAGAATGGAGATGTAATTGTAAAAGTGCACCGGATACCGAAATTTCGGTCATTCTCGTTTGCTATCAATGCAAATTCAATGTTATTTAAATCGAAGTCACGGACTGCTTTGGCAGTTGCATTGTACTTATCTGCTTTTATCCGGGCGATAATGTCATCACAAATTGATTCAAGGCGGTCCCACAATTCATGCATCGCATCGTAATCGGAAACATCGGAAAGATGGTCCAATAGGATAAAGGCCCCGATCCGCTCTTTCAGAACGTTGTCGCTTTGTTTATCGATTAAGGAAAACCGGTAACCCTCCAATATTAATGCAGGGTAATTGATCGTTTTAATACCTGAAAGTACCTCGTCAATTTCAAAGCGGTAAAAGTGCTTTTCTGCGGCGCTGTGGCCGATGGAAACATGTTGTGAAGCGAGCATCCTGAAATACTGGATGACATCCGAGAACTTTGTCTTCATAAAATGCGAATTAGGCGAATTATAACGAATTTATCGAATTACAAGAATTAGACGGATGAATGAACCCTTGCATTTTCCTTGTATTTTGCTGTCAGGTAATTAAGTACAACATTCACAGGAAGTCTGGCATATTTATTCCTGTTGATCAGGTCTTCTCCTATCAGGGATTCAAATATTTTAAGCCATCCGGAATCTTTGGTGCGGATATCAGGACGGAAATCATCCGCCTTTACAGCCGGATCAGGAAGATGGACAGGCGATTGAAAGATCAGCGGATATGCCTGCTGAAGCCATGAGACTACCAGGGAATAATTGAAAGCGATCGAAAGACGAAGATCCTTCGGAAGCTTTTCAACCAGCGACTTTTTACATGAAATCGCCGACTCCTTAAATTCTTCATCGTCGAAAAGATAAAGGGATGCAATTAATTTATTGAGCGTTTCATTGTCTTTATTTGAAAGCCATGCATTGTAATAGGCATCGGCAAAAATGAATTGCCCGAAGGTCATGCCTGCCAGCTTCGGTTTAGGCGAATAAAGTTTTGTACCCTTCAACCTTTCAGAAAAAAAAGCGTTGTGCGATTTTGACCCATTTCCGATAAAATCAAACTGATCCGACAATTTAGCAAGCTGGTAAGGCGAGAGCGCCTTGATCAGCCGCTTCGGAAATGAAGTCAGCACTGAAAGAAACTGAAAATCAATCTCCCTGCCATTTACAAGCGTGGAAACTGCGATAAACTGCTTTTCAGACAGTTCGCTCCAGGAACCAGGCAAGGTGCCTTTTGCCCTGCGTGTAAAAAAGAAAGAAGGGTCTTCAATTTCAAGATTTGTCATGCCCAGAAAGTTTTTTTATCCGTATTGTTTCTTTGAAGTGCATTACCTGCGAACCTCGGTGCATCCGGCCAATCTGAAGGATGGGCATAAAGATAGGTACGGAGTAACGCGAGGTAAGAATTGCCCAGCTGCCGGTTACGATCTGTAAGAAGGGTGATCCGTTCGGGGGAGGAAGGTTTGTTTTCGGTATCATTGACATGGACCGCGGAAACAGCGGTAAAATACAGACCATTGTCCGTAAGGTCAGCACCACTTTCCTCCATCAGCATTGCGGATGCAAGGAAAACAAGCGGTTTACGGATATATGGAAGTATTCTGTAAACCTTTGAATCCGGTTCCGGTTTGGCTAATTCCTCTTTTAAATATGCATAGGTATCCGGACCCAAAATGGGCAAAATCTCAGTTTCCTCCAATAGCTGCAGATGCTGTTTCATCCGCAGGAAGGTAAGACGGCTGTTATTAATGAAATAAATATCATCAAATATGGAAGTTGTTGGAACAAAAGATGTTTTCATTAAGGAAAACGCCGGCGCATCTTCAAATTCCTTAAAATCCGCAAGATTCAATTCGAGAAACTGTAGCACCGTATCAAGCCCATTAAAGCCGCTCGTGCGTAAATAGTGTTTAAGGTTGTGTTCCTGGTATTTGAACAGGCTTTTAACCGTATTGGATTCGGTGCGTTTAAATCCCGAGTCTGTGATAAGGGCATTGATTACATCAAATCCGATCCAGTATGCAATGTGAATAACAGCTGAACGGACAAAGGATAAAAGCTGATTTGTTTTCTGAACCGATTCATCTGTAAGATCGTGAACCTCTTCATTACAGAAGTTGAGCAGCTTCTGGTACAAATCGTTCCCGATTAAAGGGACCAGGTAATCGCGTTCTGCATTCTGAATGTGAGGGGCCATCGTATCAAATTCGGAAGAGCTGCTCACCGAAATATAATTCCGGATTTCTTCCATCTTCGCATTTTTATCTTTCGTAAAAAGCATATCAATTTAAGTTTTAATAAGTTTATTTGAGGAGCATCCATACAACGCTTAACTCAATGTTTTTGTTGTGCCGGCTCCCGTATCAAGCGTAGTTAAAATGGTATTGCGAAAACGCCATTCCACTTCCTCGCCTGCCCCGTTGTAACGGATGAAAAGTTCCAGTACATCCAGCAGATCCTGTCGGTCGAGCCAACAATTGGCAATATTGACCAGATATGCCTCCCTGATATTGCTTCCCCCCTGGTTTCCGGCATAGGTACCACCCGGCATCCCTGCACCCAGAACATTGGGGTTGACCATGATGGAGAACATGATTTCGGAATTGGCGGCTGCAGAAGTGACCAGGTTCTGCTCGTTGCTTAATTTATTTTCAAGCGGTTTAATGATCCATTGTTCTTCGGCTTTACCGTTTTGGGGATTGATATCAAAAAAGGTAAATATGGGCTTATCCGCATTTTCTGTACCGCACAAGTTTGATTCAATGCTGTCCATATAGGATTCAATGGCTGCCTTACGCAATTCTATTGTTGCAAACTGAATGGCCGGAAACTGCTTGTCCCAGAAAGCATACGGAATCTGGATGTGCCATTTCCAGGTGATCTGGTTTTCGTAAGCCTTCTTCAGGAAAGAGGGAACCTTTTTGGCGATATCGATCCACCCTGCCAGGTAAGCAGCCCACCAGATCGCCGAGCTATAATATTCACCACTTCCCCATGAATCACGGATCACAAAGATGAACGATTTACCCGCTGTTTTCTGTGCCCACCTGCGACGCTGAAGGTCCGCAAAAGGATCGTATTCATCCAGCACATCAAATACCTGGAACTGATCCTGCCCGGGAGAATCGGGCCATTTCCCTGAAACAACACATTTTTGAATCACCCCGTTCTGGTCGGCAATGCTTAACCGGCAATACTTTGCATTAATGGTATTGATGCCCACCATTTTACTGCCATCCGCGTTCATGATGACCTGAACAAAGGCGCAACCGAATTTCAGGTAATCGCGCAATGCCTTGGACATGAAACGGCGTACAAGCCGTGAATTGGCAAAGGTGATCAATGACTTATCTTTTACCCGTGAAAGCACCTCGTTACCCGACTCATCAAAATCGGTCACAGTGCAGGCAAAGATACCCTGACCCAGCGTGAAGTTGCGGGTAAATTTAAGACCCGTATTTAAAACACCTACGCTGCTGATTACCTGATCAGCCATTGAAGGGAAATCATTGTTGTTCCCCCAAACTGCTATTTTGGTATCACCGACAATCAGGTATTCCTCATCCGGGTATTTGGGCTGTAATACATTCTTTGGTTTATCGGAAGGGGTACCGGTTGTTGATGCATGGTAACTCTTACCATAAGCAATCAACGGAACACCGGCGTTGTTAAAGAGAATATCTGCCATAAGAGTTGTTTTATAGGTCAATCACGAAGGATCGCCCTTACATACGTATTTTTTTACCATTCCATTCCAGGATACCGTCGATATGCACAGGGGTTACATGACCGGATGCATTGTTATCAGCGTCAACAGGAAGTACTCCCCGCATACAGTTATCACGTATATTAAAACGTAACCCGGCAGCTACCGCACGGGGAATGAAAACTAGCTCCCCGTTTTTCTTCACAAACTTGATGGAAAATGTAACCTGCTTCCCATTGGGAGCATCTTTTAACTCGAACTCTTTGAGTGCGAGGTTACGGCTGATAAATTGTATTGGCTCCAT